ATTCAAAATCCGCCGGTGAATAACCGTGTCGGTTCGAGTCCGACCCTAGGCACCATTAACAGATCCCCGCTATTTTAGCGGGGATTTTTCTTTCCCGATTTTCTACATTTAAAATCAATCGCTTATGAGCTTATTTAGCTATAAATTCTAAGTTTATTTTTTGCCTGTATTGCTATTTTTTATCTGATTTTATATATTTTTATCTGCTGACTGCACCAAAACTGCACCACTTTTTAAGGAACTGCACCAGCTAAAATATAAAGGTAAAAATATGGCTACTATACATAAGCGTGGCAATAAATGGCGTGCGCAAGTTTATGACAATGGAGGGCGTAGATCTAAATCTTTCAACACTAAAGGCGAGGCAACGCAATGGGCTTTAGAAGAAGAGCGAAAGTTAGACCTACAAAAGAAAGGATTGCAACCTGAAACGCTATTATCGGATGTTGTTGAGCGCTATTTAAAAGAAATTACACCAACTAAACGAGGCGTGCGGCACGAAACTTTAAGGCTTAATAGGTTTATGCAACACCCTATTTGCAGTAAATATATAGGTGATGTTACAAGGAAAGATTTTGAATTATGGATTGCTGAAAGGGAAAAATCAGTTAGCGGTGAAAGTATTAGGCGAGAGCTATCCACTATCAAACATATTTTTACCGTTGCGGTTGAGCGTTGGGATTATATTGAAAGAAATCCTACTGCCGGGCTTGTCTTACCAAAAGGAAGTCCACCAAGAACGCAACGATATTCTGATGAAGAAATAGAACGACTACTCTATGTTAGCAGCTATCACGACACATTAAAGACTGTTAGGGCGAGAACTGGCGCAGCGATGCTGTTTGCTATCGAAACTGCAATGCGAGCCGGTGAAATTTGTGGGCTAACTTGGGATAATGTTGATTTTGAGGATAGAACTGCATATTTACCGATAACGAAAAACGGATCTTCTCGAAGAGTACCTTTATCGAAAAAGGCTATCGCAATTTTAGAAAGGTTAAAAGAAGAAGTTGGCAATACTGGAACGTGCTTTCAAATTGAATCAAAGTCACTTGATGCAACATTTAGAAAATTAAAAAAAATGGCGATGTGCGAGCATTTGCATTTTCATGATACTCGAAGAGAGGCGCTAACTAGATTAGCGAAAAAAGTTGATGTAATGACGTTAGCTAAAATCTCAGGCCATAAAGACATCAGAATCTTGCAAAACGTTTACTATGCGCCTAATATGAAAGATATTGCTGGATTATTAGATTAATAAAGGAAAATTTATGACAACTCTATACTTCTGTTCCCATGACGGAAACCCTAGAAAGGTTTATAAATCGGATGAATTGGCAAAGCAATGGAGCGAGCAAGGGAGTTTATACTTTGCAACTGAAGTGACTTACAATGCTAATAATCAGATTGTTTTAGTGAACGGTGAAGATTTTGATGATTTTATTGAGGGATGCGCTGACGAAAAAGGCACTGACGAATTTAATCGGGTAAAATCATGCCTCGAAAAAGATTGGCAATTCACTACTCTAACCGATGATTGATAAAAATATATTGACAAGATATTTTTATTAGGATTAATATAACCACGACTAAGAAATTAGTCATTCAATCGAAATATTATTTCGGTTGTGTGTTGAAACAAAATTGCTACTTCAAAAGTAGATAAAATACAGATTATCTTAAATGATAACTGAGCTGTCGAATAGACAGAGGGGCGAGATTAATTTCTCGCCCTTTTTCTATTTGGTTAGAATGTTCTTGGCGTAAACATGGTTGTTTTGTATTGCCCTTGTTTTGCTGCCCATTCTTTTGCATCTGCTGATGCTCTTGCAAAATTCTGACGAGCAATTTCTTCTCGTTTTTCTCTTGCAATTTGAGCAGCTTGTTGCGGTGAAATACTGTTTACATCAACCATATTTCTTACCGGTGCAGCAACGGAAGATACTGTTGCCTTAACTTCTTTTGCAACTTCTTTGGGTTTAGGATCGTATAAATCCATATCGCCGCCACTGGTGACATAAAGCGCACGTCCCATTTGCTCGCCACCTTTGAACGCAGATATAACGCTAGGGCTTTTCAGATAATTAGATCTCTCATTTGAAAGATTATCAATCTGTTTAGTAATTATATCTCTTTGAGTGGGATCTTCTGTTGAGGATAGTTTATCTTTCAACGCACCTAATTGAGCATCATAAACACCTAACACTTGCACTGCACCAGTTAGATTTTTTTGAGCCTCTTTCATTCCATCGCCACTGCCGCCACTTGCTCTAGCGTATTTAGCTTTAATTCGAGCTATGGCGGTCGCCTCAGAAATATTATTGCTTAGTTTAATGTTCTCTAACTCAATATCTTGCTGATGTTTTTTATCAAGTTGTTCGCTTTCAAAGGCTCTCTGTTTATCAGATTCTTTTCCTTTCCAATCTAATAATTTTGCAGTTTCCTCATTTTTCCAGGCTTGCTCTACATTTTTAACAACACCAGTGCCAAGTCCTTGAGCCATCGCAGCTAAAATGCCACCTAATCCCATATTACGCCCCTTGTTGCATTGATTGCGGTTTATTACCTTGCATTTGTGATTGACGTTGATTTTCAAGCTCTGATGCCTTGCCAATCATATCAACATATTGCTGTTCTTCTTCAGGCGGTAAAATGCCGTTTGTCGCCTCGCCAAATTGATCTAACGCATCCATTAGGATGTCGATAAGGATGTCATCAATTTGTTCTTCAGGAACGCCAATTTGTTGTAATAATTGCATTGCTAAATCTTTTGCAACTTGCATCATCACTTGAGGCGGGATTGTTTTGCCATTTTGTTGAGCGGCTTGAATGTTTGTAATCATTGCCGTTGCCACTAAATCCGCAACACCTTTTTCAACACCTTTTTGCTCAATTCGCTCTTGTGCAACGTTAGCGATAGCATTAACGGAATTTTCCATTAGCATTTTATACATTTGAGCTTTGCCGCCTTGTTGCTCCTGATTTTGCATCATACCACCAGGCTGACTTTGATCCATAACATCTTGATTGCCACCTTGAGTTTGTTGAGCCATTGAATCTAGAATACCCATCTTTTAATCCTTTTATTTGATTGAAATGTTGTTCCAAAGGTTTACAAGTTGAGGAATTTTGTAAACCATACTGTCGCTTGATTTAGTGCCATTATTAGCGCCAAGTTGTTTTTGCATTCTGTCTAAAATGCCTTGGCTTTCTATTGGCTCGCTATTTCCCGCCATTGCTCGCATAGCCGCCCAATCTTTCCAACCTTGTTTAGATTTTTCAGCCTCTTCCTCCAGCTCACTATTGATCACGTTGGAATTTAATTTATTTCCAGCGTGTTCCATTGCTGATTTGTGTCTCTGACTATTCGCTATTGCGTTTCCAGAAGCTCCAAAAAATGAACCGCCAAGACCGCCAGTTGCTAACCCACCAATAATTCCAGCAACACTCCCACCTATTCCAATAGCTTTAGAGCCTAAACTATCCATATCTTCTTGATAAGCATCTCTAACTTTCTGAGATTCAACCGCATAAGCGGCTTTTTGTGACGGCGTAAGTTTATCAAAAGACGGCGAACCTTGATTAGTCACTTTATCAGCGATAGACCCCGCTTTAGATAAAGCCAGCTGACCTAATCCACTTGCGATAGCGGTTGGAAGTGATGCTGTCTCAATAAACGAACCAGCCATAGTGCTAAAATGATTCCCAACAATATTCCCTTTAGCCTCAGTATCTAAACTTGCCTTGGTATTATGTTGAGCTATATCTCTCAAGCGATCTTGAGAAGTAAAAAAGTTTACATTCTCCCAATCTTGTCTTGGCGAATACGGCGCTTGCACGCCACCTTTACCAAACAATCCACCTGTAAGATTTTTCTGATCAACAACTGGATTATTGTATTGGCTCAATGATTTATTAGCGTTGCTTTGATAGTGAGAATTAACGCTTTTACTAATAGCACTTTGCCCACCAAAACCACTTTCGCTGCTTAAACGATTACCACCACTAAAACCACCATTTCTAAAGGTATTGTTGAAGTTGTTGGTATATCCGTTATTTTTACCATACGAATCAAGATGACGATTCATTCTGTCTGTCGTGCTTTCGTAGTTATCGCTGCTCTCATGCTCTTGCCAACCGCCTCGGCTATCATTAGCACGCTCATAGCCGGCTCGCTCCATGCTTTCGCCAAAACTATCGCTAATTGATTTAGATTCTGATCGAGCCATAATTAAACGCCTTTATTTTTACGTTCTAATTTACTTTGCATTTCCGTTAAAATTCCACCGTTTGCCAAGCCTGGTGAATTATCAACGGTTAAAGTTTTGTAAGAAATATCAACATCTGGCACTGCTGAATACTGAGATTTAAGTTTATCTTGCATATTCAATAGCTCTCGCTGTTGTTTCATTAAGTCCTTATTAGCCTCTTTTTGAGCTAAATAACCACCAACACCAAGCAAGGTCGATCCAATTAGGTTTGTTGCCTCTTTATGATTACTCATCCAATCTGCGGTAGAACTAGCTGCATCGCCAAGCCAAGATGCCGCATCACTAACTGCACTCCAAGCGCTATCCCAAAATGACATAATTAGCCTCCTTATTTCATTTCTATTGTTGGTACACCGAGATTAGGGAACGATGCCCAATTTTGTTTCGTTGTCGGGATTCCTTGCATGAATTTTGACATGAAATTAAGCTCAGAATCTCGGCTCGCTTTTAGCTGGTTGATAGCTTTTTCTTTATCTTCAGCTTTCATTGCAGTGTTATTCAACACGGCAGCAATCTGCGCATCAAAGTTGTTAGTGATCTGCATTGTAAAATCAATAGATTTACCAATAGTATTTGCTGCTACTTGCGCGTTGAGATTTTTCATCTCGTTTGCATGATTTAAGTTGGCTAAATCACGTTGATGACTTCTGTCTAACGCTGTTTGTGATGCGGTAAATTGATTTTGAGCTTGATTCAATCGACTTTGATTGTTGTAATTCAAGTCTGATTGTAATTGCGCTAAATTGCGTTGATGACCACGGTCAAGCTCTGCTTGAGCTGCCGCAAATTGATTTTGCGCTTGATTCAAGCGGCTTTGATTGCTGTAATTTAAATCAGATTGCAACTGAGCCATTCCACGCTGATGACCACGATCCAATTCCGCTTGTGATGCGGCGAATTGATTTTGTGCTTGATTTAAACGGCTTTGATTTTGATAATTCAAATCAGCTTGTAATCGAGTTTGCTTTTCAGTAAAAGCATTTTGAGTATCTTGGCTTGCAATAGGCATTGCCGCATCGAGCATCGCACGTTGTGCAGCCTCAGCGCTAATCGTGGAATTTTGTAAACCACGATTAGCCGCAATTCTCTCCCCTTTTGCCGCCGCACTATTCATCAATAATGAATTGCCATTTAAAATATTGGCAACATTGCCCGCCATTGTTTGAGAATTATCTTTCTCAGGCGTTGGCGAAATAGTTGGCGCTTTAGGCTGTTTTCTTAACGCATCAGACATTGATCCTAGAATTGACATATATTCTCCCAAGAATGAAAAAAAAAGCCGCTATTTAGCGGCCTCTTTTTGAAAACTTATCTCATTATTACTTAATTTGGTAAAAACAACCGCAATTTGATTAGGGCTAAATCGCCAACCGCTCTCACCTCCATAGATCGCATTAAAGCACCACTCGCTGCAAAAATATTTTGAGCGTTTTTGCTTAATGCCAAGCACGATACCTAACGCACCCCACCAGTCATATTTACAGCCAAGAGTGCGGTTAAAATAGCCCTTGATTTGCTCCTCAGTAACCTCATTAAGTTGGATTAAATCCCACTTCGTGCTATCTGATACATCGATCTGTTTGCAACGTACGCCACCATCTTGTACTGATGACGAATAACAATCAAAAAGAGTTTCACTGCGTTTAATAGCTATTTCGCAGTGCGAATATTTCCCCTTTGTAAAAAAACGGGTGATGATGTCAGCAATCTTTCTGACTGGCTCTTTGCGCCAGTCTCGTTTGTGTTTGTACATTGCCAAATAAATCTTAGCCATTTTGATATGCCTCCATCAGGTTATCCATTTGCTTAATAATGTCATCATGAATTGATTGCAATTGCTCAAGCGTAAGAGTGGGCGCTTTTAGCTCATACTTGCGCATACGTTGATTGGCAAGCTCCATTTGTAGTTTTTCCAAGCCTGCTGCTTGCACTAAAATTAAATCTGTTGCCGCTTTGTTGTTTAAACCTGCGCGTTTGGCAAAATCTGTAATATAACGGCTACAGTCACCTTGATAGTTTGCTGCCTTATAAGCTTCAGCAGCCGTTTGACGCTCACGGTACTCGCTCTCAAAGCGTGTCCATGTACTGTAGATTTTAGCTGCGTACTCATCTATGCTGGCGATAAGGCGAGTTTGAGTTTCAGATAAAAGTGCTGCCTGTTTTTCTGGGGTAATCCCCCATGTAAGCGTATCAAGATTTAATACGTGCGCTGCACTAGGTTTTGGATCAATTAATACCGGGTTGCCTGTTTTATCTGCAATGATTTGTTTGCCCTGCGCTTGGCCATTAAGTAGCTCAATATATTTATCTTGGCTAATTTCAACAGCACCTTCAGGCACAAATCCATCATTCGTATCGTCAAAAAAACCTTCTTTAAAATACATGGTCATTATTTCCATCTCCCAATCGCTAAGAATTGCAAACGGCACGCCCCCTGGTTTAGATTGCTATGCTCGTAGTTATACCAATACAATGTTGTCCCTGTTGATTTTGTTAGGATGTTCACACCAACATTGTGACTATCATCTATGGATGATGTTATATTCCCAAAAACTAACGGCTTGCCAACAAATGATACTGCCCACGTTAATTGTTTCGGTCCTGGTCCGCCAAGTCCGCTGTTCGCCCCATGGACATCATTAAAATCTACAAAATATGTTTGGAGCATCGTCCCATCTGGATATTTACGCACCTCAAAATTGCCAATTTTTTGGTAGGAAAAATCGGTATCGAGCAACACAGTACCGCCTCGCTCAGGGAAGTTGATCTCATATCTATCCTCAACCCATAATTTAAAATGATAGCCAACTAGCTCAAATCTTGCATGTTTGCCATCCTGTCTATCGATATTCAATCCAGCATAATTACCTGATTGCTTAACTGTTACATAGTTAAAATCAGTCTGATGTGTTTTGTTAAGTGACCGTCTGCTTGTTCTTACATCGCCTGTACTAACAAAGTCACCATTGTGTTCAAAAGTCCATGTTAGGAAGTGTCCGTTATCCTCAATTAAATGGATAATTCCTCGTCCAAATCCATTACCTCCGCTTTGAGATGTTGTATAACCAAATGAAAATGCAGCACCATAAGCACCAGCACTATTAACTAATCCTTTAATAAATGGATGATAAGTATCACGACCAACAGAACCGGTCGATGAAACAATATATGGTGCGCTTGATGTATATTGGCTTACATAAGCGCCATGTCCAGCTTGAGGCGTTGTCAATGGACTGTCAGATAAAAATGCTGAACCGTTATACCCAAATCGTTTTTTTGCATTACCAAAGGCAATATATCCCTGATTTTTATCTGTATTACCTTTTACACCAACGCTATTTGCAACATTAACATCGCCAATATAAGCATCATCACCGATTTTAATACTTTCACCTGTTCCATTTTCTGTTACTTCAATGCTTGGCAATTTAAGTTTGCCTGTCATTGTGTCGCCTGATTTATTAACCGCCCAACTTCTGTATGCAACAGTATCGCCATCTTCTGATATTGCTGGAAATGATAGATAAACACGTTTTCCCGTATTAGGATTGAATAGCATATTAAATCGGCGATTTGCATCTTCATGCGAATTAGGATGAACTTCTAATTGCCAATAGCCTTGCGATGTTTCAAGTTGAAAAGCGCTCCATCCTCCCGATGAACTGTTTTTTGCTCTTAGAATGCCGTTTATTGTTGTATTGCCATCTTTTGGAACTTTGTTATCTGCATTATTGTTAGCCTCAACGGCTTTATCATACGCTTTTTTAACTGCATTACTTGTTGCAACAGTTTCAGCGCTTTCACTATCTATACTAGATGATTTGCTTGTTGTTTTAATGTAACCAGTTAATGTTTCAGGTATTTTTGCTATAAGCGTTGCTAGATATTTACCCGCTTTTGCGGTCAATCCCAATTCTTCACTATCTGATGCCGTGCTGCTTGTGAGCTGCACAATGCCTTTGGTTTGAGTGTCTGCGCTTGGAACGTTTAAGACTTTTTCATAATCTATTTCGCCATTTGCTAGACTTCTAGCTCTTTCAGCCGCTTGCACTGCCTCTTCAGCTTTACTTGTGGCTATATCGGCATTGTTTTTCGATGTAATTGCGGCTGATGATGCAGTTGTTTCAGATTGCGCCGCTTTAGTTGCATAGTGATAAGCTGAATACTTATCACCTTGTACCACTTCATTGACTTGATTAGCAGCCCATTTGTGAGCCATGTTTTCAGCATTGGCAGCCGCTTGTTGGCTGCTTTGTGCGGATGCTGCCGCTTGCGTTGCAGTATTGGCTTTTTGAGTTGCAGTTAAAGTATTTGCAGCAACAGATTGAGTATTTTGAGCGACTTGTTGAGCTTTAGTCGTTACATCATCTCTCGCATTATTAACGCTCTTTTCTGTTTCAGTGAGCATTTTGAGTGGAACGGGGTGCATCTGATCGGTTGGTTCAGGGATTAATGGACTGTCTTTAAACCCTTTCCCATCATCTCGCATTTCAGGGATGCGCTCAAAACTCGTTTGAATTGCATCAAATTCATCAGATACGGCTTGCCCATCCGCTTTTGTGTATGGAGTAAATTGATGTTTGCGTTTATACCAGCTTTCTTTAGACACGATAATTTCTCCGGGTGATATAATTTAAGATAAGTCCACTTATTTCAAATTGTGGAGAGTAGATTGATGAGCCGGCAAACGATAAAGCAATATTGCGGCTATACCCTGATAATTGAAGTGTTGGCGTTGAATAATCCTCAGCAGACCAAAGGAAATCATTCCAAAGAGAATCATTCCAACGACCGCCGCCGCCGGCAATTTCTAAATCTTTACTCAGTGCGGCCGAATGATAGTTTGAATTGTAATCAAGATCGAATCGGAAACTTATTTTTGATTTCCCATCGGTTGTAGCTTGCAATTCAGCACTATGCCAACTTTTGATTAATGTTGGCGACCCACAATGGTTAAATGCCATTTTTACAGTCCAATCTATGCTTTTCCCTGAAAATGAATAGCATTTGTCAGACTGGCGGTAAACTTTGCCATCGCTAAAAGTAATGTAAACTTGATTAGGCGATTGCCAAAGTCCTTGTAACGGCTCGGGGTAAATGAAAGATGTACTTCTTGTTGTTCCATCTGGCTGCACCATTACACATAAATGCCTTCCCTCGGATGAATAGAATCGAACTTGGTTAGATTTAGCTTTAGTGGATGAATAAGTAATGCTGTATTGCTGCTTATCAAAGGCAAGTTTACGGTTTGCATCCATTTCACTTAATCTGAAGTCACCAAATTGCTCAGTTTGATCTATTCGAGTGATACCGTTTTTTGTAATTGCGATAGGCATGAATGATGTTTGCAGCGTATTCGGAGTTATGCCAACTGGCGAAATGTCTTTTAGAACCCAATCTTCACGACCCGAACCATAAAGCCCTGATGTTTTATTTTGACAACCAATAATCAAAACACCGCCGGTGGTGGATGATAATGCCGTTATTTCATCCCCTAAACCGAATTGCTCTGAGCCTAACAACACCGCCCAACGGTTAGGATGCCCAACTAATGAATGCCCTAATTGACCGCCAGCGAATGATGCGAATAAATGATTTCTGTGCGCACAAATATATTGTGGGCTGTCATTATTCACCAGGATTGGAATGATAATTCCATTTTGGCGCACCTCAATAATCTGCTCACCATTACACCCATAGGCATAATGCGTATTAGACCCGCCATAGAAGTTGTGATAGATAAATTGCCAGTCTTTCCCTTTAGTTAAGGAAACTCTGTCGCATTTCTCTATTGTCGCAACGGTTGTACTATTTATCTGTAATGGTTGATTAGCTAAAACAGATTGTGACAAGACAACATAGCCAGATTTACTGTCAGGCGCTAAAGATACTGAGTGAATCACACCTCTAGCATTGCCAGATGTAAAATCCGAATTATCCAATAAATTTTCAGGCTTAACTAAGTTTTTTAGCTTTGCAATATACGTTGCTTGAGCAGCCGTCCAACTATTATCTGAGCTAATAAATGCACCGCATCTATCGCCGTCATCACGAAAGGCAATCAGCCTATTATCCAATTCCACAACGCCACGAATATTTTCTGTTCCTGGCACGGGGAAAACGGCATCAACGCCTAACTGAAATGCTTTTCCTCGATAAGCTAAATCATCAGAAAAATCACCATTAACAGAACTGTTTACATAATTTGCAGTAAAGCTAACGCCACTAACAGAAAAACTTGTTCCGTTAGTTATAGTTACTGGTTTTAAAAATGCAACAATGAAAGCATCATCTAACACGTCAATAATGCGGTATTGTTTACCGTTATGAGTAAATGCTTTGTTGTTGAATTGCTCTTTATTGGCGATATTTCCAACGTGCAACACGGCATAAGTCATTTGAGATGGAATTGTTTTTCCATCCAAACATTCATACCCCTCAATTCTTGAAAATCCACCACCATAAATAGGCTGCACATTTAACGCGCCAATAGCATCACTACTAGCCTTTGCTATTGGAGGCGCAGATAGATCCATCCCACCGCTAATAGCGATAAACTGTGATTGATTTCTCGGTAACTGTGCCATTTATTTGCCTAATGATGGAGTTGGTAAGAATTGAGTGCAAAGTAAGTGCAGATATTTATCCCATTCGTTTTGCCCACGCAAAATTAACTCTTGAGCATTTTGCGATAAAGCTTTGCCTTGCATCGCATAATACACAATAGCCACATGGAATTTTTCAGGAATAAAAGGAGCATCAGAAGATTCTTCAAGAACTTGAGGATTTTTAGAAGAGAATCCCTCACCCCAAAAATCCTCATTCCAATCACGCAAAGATTGAATATCTAGCCACGATTCACGAATTGCATCAACATACTCTAGACTACGACCTTTCTGATTGGATACGCCGAATGGCCCTTCACCTGTATCATTCATTTCACGGCGTAACCGTTGAGCAAGTTGAAGATAATTCATTATTCATCACCTAATACTGTAATTGAGAATCGAGGTGCAAAGTATTCTTCTAATTTACCACCATCAACAAGTTTGAAACGATGATCGCCAGCTTTAGCCAATAATTGATATGCAGGCTCTGGAATTGATACTTCTTCTCCACGTTTGATTAGCGCATCCCAATCACCGAGACCTACATACACATCGCTATTGTCAGTTTCGCTTGGCGCGATAATGATTCGTACACGTTTATGTGCAAATAATGGAAGATCGCTTTGCTCTTCTTGTGATGCTTGAGGTTGTAATTGCACTTCCGCATCAGGGCGTAAAATGCCATTTGCTGATTCAAATTCAAGAATTGCTTGAACTAACTCTTCTTTTTTGCCGTCTTTTTCAACGCCACAATAATCGCGCAAATGAGCAACCAATTCTTCTTTTGTTGCTTTTTTTAAATCAATAAATGGATAAGCCATTATGTCCTCACTAAAAAAATAAAGCCCTCGCAAGGAGGGCTTTGGGTTTACGAATGAAAACTAAAGTGATGATGCAGCCACTTCTAAACGAACTAACCAAGCATCGTTTAGGATTTTACCCGCCCACCAAGTTTTCCATGCAACTGAACCTTTTTGACCTAAAGGGTCACCTTGCTCAGCCTTACCAGGATTGCGCACTAAAATTTGTGCGGCATCCTTACCTTTTAATGGGCAAGTTGCGTAAGCATCTTGACCAAATACGGCGACTTTATACACGTCCGCTTTAGATCCAGCAGTAGATAACACTTTATTGGCCGTTGGCGTGCCACCTTTGTTGATTTCAGGTGTGAATAAAGGCGATGTAATAAAGCGCACGTTTTCCACTGTTCCAAACTCTTGCGGGACAATAGGCTGACGAGAGCCGTATTCTGCAACCGGAGTAAACCCAGGCAAGCTGCGAATATCAGCCTCTAAGTCAGTATGGCATACCGCAATATATGCGGCTTCAATCGGTTTAGTACCGTATTTGATTGAGCCATCAAGGATAGATGTTTTTTTCTTCGCACGATTGCGCTGCAACTTACGAACAGCCGCTCGGACATGATTAATGCTTAATGCAGTGTTTACATCGTTTGATGATGTACCGTTGGCAAAGATTACATTTGTACCACCACTAATTGCGCCCCAAGCCAAAAGCTCGGTAGTCTCAGCGGCTTGTTCGCCAGAAATCAACACCAAGTCACTTAAAACCTGATCTTCGTGCGTATCTTGAATTACATCTGTAATTTCAGACCAAGAACCATACTGCCCTAATGTTGCGGTCACATCCTCATACACCATTTTTTGAGAGTCCGGAGTAACACCCTCAGTTAATGGAGTGGTTGCCGGCGCAAACGGTTTAGGACGACGGAATTTAATAGTTTGCGTCTTGTTTTGCGGGATTGGCTTTGTTTGTCCAAGCTTATTTAAAATCAATACAGGCTCAGCATGAGCAAGCATTTTAGCTTCCGCATAAACTTGTGTACGTGGTGAAATATCTGTATATGTAGTTGTAGCCATGATAAATTTTCCTCAAATGAACTAACTTACTTATCGCTGTTTAGCAAATTCAGCAGCGAATTGGTTGAACAACGATTCTTCATCAACATCATTGCCACCTTTTGGACTTGTGCGACCAGTAGGAAGTGACAATGCCGAAAGTTGCTGAGAACGTTTATTCCGTTGCTCTGAGATTGATGCGGCAGTCTTTTTGTATTCATTGAGTAAGTAGATGGCATCTTGCGGGTCGTCTGATTTAAACAATGCTTTGATGCCTTTTGGTTGATTATCTACCCATCTATGGAACATTGGATCGCCTAAAATGTCGTTTGCATCAGGAACGACTTGAGTCACTAAAGAGATTGAGCTATCAAGTTGTTGCTGCGCAAAATCTTGCATATTTGCATCGACCATCTGAGCAATCGGCGCTGAAATATCATTAAGGCGTTGATTTTGTCCGGCGAGAATGCGGGATAATACATCAGCAACTTCAGGATAGTCCGCACGCAAATTATCTAACTCACCATCAAAGGTAGTTTGACTTTGCTCGAGCTGTTCTAACGCTGCCTTAGCCTGTTGATATTTCTTAGAGAGAGCGCCAACACGACCACGTTGAGATTTAGCCATGTGTTCGTATCTCTCTTTTTCTGCTTTCATCAAACGGAAATGATCTTTCACTTCATCTGTGGCATCAGATAACCATTCAGGCAATACTTCCTCTTTTTCATCCGGCTGTTGCGGGATATTTTCTTGAGTGGTATTTTCCATGCGTTGATCGGACGCTGGCTGTTCGGTTTCTTCTGCGACTGACGGTTTAACTTCAGCAGTTAGTCCACCTGATTCAAGTTGATTAGCGGCCTCATCGAAAGCGGCATCAGCATTAAATTCTGTGGTGTCTTGATTTTCCATTTATTACCTCATTAAGCGGCATATAGCGGCTTGTGATAATTCGTTGATAACAAAAAGCCCACTCATTGAGCGGGCTTGTATTTAACCGTTTAGATCTGATACTAAACTTCTTAATTCTTTAATCTGACCTCTTAGAATATTGTACTGCTGAGGAGTTAATCCCTCAGTGCATAAATCCTGACAATACTCTTCGATCCGTTTATTCAGGTAAGAGATTAGATGATTTCTGTCTGTTGAACTTGATAAAATCAATTTCTGCATAAAATCTCCAATAAAAAACCGAATTGCATTTCTACAATTCGGCTATTTTGTTGAATTTTACTGCAAATATTTTTAAATGTCAATGGATTAGTGTGTGTTTAATCCCTCCATTTGTCGATATTTACGCAATAATTTAGCTTGTACCGCACTCATCTCTTTATTGTAACGTTTTATTCCGTTTTCATAAGCTACCGCACTAATATTTCCAGAACGTAACGCACGAGTGAGTTTCGCTTTTTCACTTTGCGCAGACTTGATGATGTTTTTTTCTTCCTCATGGAATTTGATTAATTTCATCTTGTCAGCATCTAACCAATCACCAAGCTCATTACGCTCTTTGCGAGATTTGTATTCGGTATAAACGCTTTTTGCCTCATCGCTTGCCTCATAGTATCGGCTTTGAATAGCGAATTCATTTGTCGTACCGATGAATTGATTTAAGAACGGTGTGCGAGTTTTTCTTCCAAGCTGTTCACGATTAGGATTTTCCACAAATACAGTACTCAACTCTTTAAGACTTCCAAGCATTGAACTGTACCCATCAAACAGGTTTTTAATTTGCTCAGGGTGCATATCGATTCCTAATGTATCATTAAGCTCAATAGCGGTATCTTTCCAGAATTGAGCGGTTGTCGCCTTAGATTGCTCGGCTTTTAATTTATCATCACGCACATAATTAGTTGTGATTTTATTACCAAAAGCGGAACGATTTAAAACGTTTTGCATCACTGGCTGCACGATTGATGGCATTGCGGTTAAAGTGATTTTCTCCATAGGATATTTCGCCGCTGAAATTTCAGATGGAGATACTGGCGAAAATGTTTTCAACGAATGGACGAGCATATTTGCCCCCGCCTCAGTCAATGAAATATCACCAACCGCACCTTTTACAATGTTTGTGGAGAAATTCCACGCCATTTGCGCCATACCAAAACCAACCGGGATTTTGAAGTATTTACCATCACCAATCGGGATTGGAATGTATCTCGTAATATCGCCAAGTTGATCCATTTTATTGCCGCCCTCGTCCTCATCGTCCATTGAGCGCAATACAGTGTAAAGTGAAGTCATTGCGGCCATGTATGCAGCAAAGCGAATTTGCCCTTTACGAGTGGATAGATAACGCATTAAGTTGGCTGCACCCATTACTGTTGGTTGCGAGAACATATACAAGGCTTTAATACCACGCATTTTTGAGCCAGTTTTGCGGAAGTTGGTTAATTCGAGTGTTGTCGCCGCCGCTTGTTTTGAATCAATGCCATTTTCCACTAGCGCTTTATAGGATGCTAACGCTGATACTGTATCGAACATCTTATTGTAACCCTCAAGCACTTTGCCAGCTTTCTCAAGTTTGCCGGCGAGTGGATTATTTTCCTTGCGCAATTTCTTAATTAAATCAACTTCTGATTTATCAAGATAAGTACCATAGTTTGATACTCCCCCCTCTTTTAGAAGTTGTTTTAACATTCGCTCTGCTGGAACGCTATCACGCAATTCTTGACCGAATCCAAGTCGTTTAGTTGCTTGCCATACTTCCTTGTCAGCCAGTGCGTTTTTAATAGTATCACGACCGATTTTATCCATTGTTTTGCTATCAACTAGACGATTATTTTTGTCGTAAAGTTTTTGCACTCGGATAAATTCTGATTTTTCCCAAGTATCACGCATCATATTCATTGGCGCAAACGTAACAGTCCATTGGGTAACACCTCGAGCATACCAGCCGGTAGGTTTAGAAATGAGTTTCAAGAATGCGTTAGCATGTTCCACATTATCATTGCGCAAGGCTTCCATGGCTTGTTTTGGCAACTCATACTCATAATATTCACCTCTCTCTTTGCGGATCAGAACATTATCGCTTGAGCGGGTTAAGCCCTGCATTTTGCGTTTACTAATACCTAAATTTGCGGTTGCTTGTTCTCTTGCCTCAGCATCGGAATAGCCTTTATCTTTCAATAAAGCCACTTCTGTTTCAAACAAGTCATCAATTCTAGATTTAAACTCAGCAAAGCCTGCATAAGTGGTAGATTTTCCAATTGACTTCCAAACAGCATCAATCGCATCTTCAGCCTCAGAACTTATGCGCCCATCTAGCGCTTCATCTCGAGAAATATTAAGTGCATTTGAGCCAGCGCCCGAGATAATATCCACATCAACATCAGCATTCGGATCGCCAGTTAAAGGCACATAATGGCGATTAGCCTTGTATTCTTGATACTCAGCCTCAGTATATCGACCGCTTGCACGGTCAATCTCTAATCTAGACTGATTTAAATCATAAATCATCTCAGCAATATCTTTTAAGTCACTTTCCTTGACCCAGTTTAATGTTTCTTGCAAGGTTAGTTTAGCCTCAGGAATTGACCAACCGCCAGCAACCCCAACTTTAAAGCGATTCTTTTTCTTCTTGTAATCCGTGTTATAAATATCAGCCTTACGGTTATCGTATTGCTCTTTTGCTTTTAGATAAGCCTCATTTAAGCGGCGCACTTCTGCACTTGTACCGTTTTGTTTGGCGTTATCCAATAAGCGTTTTGTATCACGCATTACTTTTTCATCACGATTGAGTAAATCAATATTTTTCTCAATGGAATAGCGAGCTGAGATCCAGTTGCCAACCATTCTTTTCATTGTTAATTCATCAATGTAATGATTGCTTTTTTTGGTTTCTTTGGACAGCGACGCAATCTTAGAAAGGATAGGTTTTAAATACGCTTGCTCTAACTCGGAATTTAGCGCATCACGTTTTCCTTTAGCTGTGTACATCGCATCTTTCAAACGACGTTTCTCGTGGTCTCGGCTACTCGTGTTGCCTGTTTGATCTTCAAGGTGCATTGAATCAATCCAATCATTCACCGGGCGCAAGCTATCAGCTAACCATTCATCAACTTTACCAACTGCACGATTAAAACGCTCTTTAAATCCTGAGAAGTCTTTAGATTTTAAGCTATCCCATGCGCTAGGCTCGCTATCTGCCACGCCTGTCATCGCTAGATCAAGAGCGGATTGCATTGTGTTCGCACGAGAGAATAAAATATCTCCTCCACGCTCTTCATCTAATTGATTTGTCGCTTGCTTAATAGCCTCAATTCTTGCTTTAGGATCGGTAGAATCATAGGTAAAGATCTTCACCCCTGATTTTTCCAATACATCATAGGCATTTTTAGCAAGGTTATCAGGCACAACAGCGCCAGCAAAGTTGCTGAATTGTGTAATATCTTTCGCTTTACCCTCAAAATATTCAGTTGGCAATGCTTTGAGTTTATTTAAAAACGCACCAACTGCCATTCTGTTTTCTTGAGTGTCTTTAATGCCGGCATAGCCAAATGCTTTTGAAGTGTTTTCATCAACCGCATTCCATAACACATCGTAAATATCTAAGGTGCTTACGCCTAATTTGTTCGCTAATAAATCCCCCTCTTTTTCGAGAGCATCTCTTGCGGTTTTAAATTCTTCTTTAGATACGATTCGATGTTTATTGGCTTGAATATCAGCAATGGATTTAAACTTAGGCGTAACGGCTGCACGCACGTTAGGCATCCCATAATTAAATGATTCGCCGCCTCGTAAATCTTTTTTGAGTTTTTTAACAACGTTTTCAATAGTATGCGCAACGTATTTATTGCGGCCATGACCATCTGTACCATTCCAAATTTTCTCTTTAACTGGCATGGTTTCAACGATACTATCAACATAATCACGGAAAACATCTTCATGTTCGCTAACCGCTTTTCGCATATTTGATAAGGTTTCAGGTTGATCTAATACTTTCTTAGATTCCTGTAATTTCAATCCCTCTTTTACTCTTGATTCAGCAAAAGTGCGAACCGCATATTTATCCCCATCCAAGGCTTGTTTTGCTCGCACAATTACATTTTTGAGCAACGGCGATGGAGATACTCTGCCCTCAATATCTTTGATGTAATCCTTGATAAATTCTCTGAATAAACCCTCAAATTTATCCGCACTTTCGATGGATGAAATATCTTCCTCACTAATGCCGGCTTTAATTGCTTTCTGAATGGATGGATAATCGGCGTGTACGCTTTTCGGAATATCTCGATAGGCTTTTTTATACGGAATATTATGCTCTTTCAAGAACTGATATTTAACCGCATCACTATTAAGCATCGCTTGTTTTGCGCCAGTATCTTCCAATCCTTGCGTAAAGTCATAATCAAAGGCTCTATCTTCAATCTCTTTTGCTGATTTTTCAAAACGATTGAATAATGCTTTTTGATCTTTCGCTGAATACTCATAACTAATTCGAGGATAACGAGGCGAGTAAATATCACTACCGAAAACTTGAGCTTTATTTACGCCTTTCGGATCGATGTAATTACGACTACCAATTAAAGTGACTTCACCAAAGTTGGTTAATGGATTGCTTTGTTTTGCTACTGCAACGGATGCAAGTGGTAAACCGCCCATTTTATCAGCGTGCATAATGCCATCCGCACTGATGTTGTGTGTCACGATTAAATCACGTTGATATTCTGATTCGCCTTTTCTACTAAACCGAATATCATCGTTCTCTTTTGAAAATGCGCCTGTATTATCGGTTGCGGATTTGATTTGATTTGATTTAAAAACAATGTACTCGTAAGAGCGGCCGAATTTAGATTTAACGCCATCAAATCCAGCATCCAAAATAACATTCTTAATATCTTCAACACTTCCAATCGCTTTATTGTAGGCATTTAATTTATCTGTTGTTGGTGGATATGGAAAGTGAACTCCTTTCACATCTTCGGCGTATTTTCTTGGATTTCCAGTTAGTTGTTTTTTAATATTTAAGAAAGCATGGTATATTTTATCCCCATATTCCTCTATCATTTCCTGGTCGATTTTGTCCGTGAAATAAATGCCGTTTATATTTCCAGCCGCAAATCTAGGATTACTAGGCTCAAATACATTAAAACTAGCCGTGCTTGCATGATAAACCACTAACGGCTCACCAGTTTTAGGATTCACAACCTTACTTGCGTTTTCAGGATCGTTTTCCCAATCACCGAACCATGCTTTAAACTCAGGCGAGCGCACTTGTTGCCATTGTTTGAATGTAAGCTCGGTTTCGCCTTTTGATTTTGCTTGGTTATAGCGTTCTTCAGTTAATTCTTCATTTCGACTAAAGCGCAAATTATCTGTACTATCTGCATTAATAGATAGCTCATCATTGAAAGAAATTGCACCATCTCTCGTTTCTACAATTTCCCACCCATTAGGGGATAATACTTCTTCGCTAAAATAGCGAACCAATTTTTCGTTATCCCAAAAGCCAGCAGAATCAACTATATCATCAGGATTTGCCTCTTCAATTAAACTATCAATAAATTCATCATCAGATCTTCCAAATTCACTTTCAAGTAGAGGCTTGTTATCGTTCAGCCAGCCATTTAAAACATTCTTAAATTCGCTAGAGCCAGCGTAAATTCTTTTTTCGTTATTCCCCTCAGGTAAAATCCAGTGGTTATTTCCGTAATGCTCAACAGAATGCTCATCTTCTGCAAACATTGAATACCCAACTCCATTATCAGGTGAATCAGAATTATTATTTCTTCTATGATAAATACTATACCGAACTCCGTTATCTACTGATGAAATCTCTGTATATTTTCCAATCGCTTTCTCCTTAACTCGAGCAATAAGATTCAATACATCTTCATCAGAAAACTGCGCTGCACGCTCAACGCCAAAGAATTTTGACAAGAAGTCTTTGATGCGTTGTGCGGTCATTGCTAACCATGATTTAGTTGATTGTCTTTGACCTTTCTTAATCTCTACACCGTAACGGCTTTCAAGCTCATTCCATTTACCCGTTTCGTGTGCGGCCATCATTTCTGCAATAGCCTCTTCAATCGCCACTGCACGATTGGTTGCGGCTAAATCATCAGTGTTTTTGCGTTGAGCTTGAATAGCATCAGCAATCTGGCTAATCGCTTTATTTTTGCCAACTTCTTGCATTAAGCTATCATAAGAGCCTTTATAGCCAACGTTGATTCCACGGTGCGCCATTTCGTGCCACGCAACGAACTGCAAGCGTTCTTCTTTGCTCATTGTTTTGGTTGCATTGATACTATCTGCGATCAATGTAACCTTGCCAGTTTTAGGATTAAACCATCCCTCTACATCAGAAGTGATTAAATGTCGCACATCTTTTGGAGGATTTGCAAAGGTTGCAACTTCAATATGCTCTGCCGCCTTTCCAAAGGTTTGATTTAGGATTTCTTGGGCGCGTTGAACTTCTGGATTAAATTTTGATACCTGGTCATTTTTTGAGGCTTGATATTGACTTAGATCGGCTTCGGTTTTAATATTATCCAAAGATTGGCTCATCATTTTTGAATCGATTTTTGAGGGCAATTGGAGCCCGAAAGATTCAATAAATTGTGAGCCTTTTGTTTTATTCCAATACGCCAAGTCATGATTCAGCATATTCTGCAATCCATCAAGATTTTTGCCGTAAACACTTGCAATATTGATTACCTCTAACCCGTCTTTTGTATTTTTTAAATGCAATGCGCTAATTATCGGCTCGTCACTACCTGTTGATATATTTTTTTCCAATAACTCAGTTAAAACAACATAACCGTCATGAGTTGCTTGAGGAGCCGATTTCATAATGGCGATAGGGTGATTGATTTGCTTAGGCAGCTGCTTTAATGTTTCAGCTGTAACATTATGCTTGTCTAACATCACTTTTCTTAATACATCTCGACTCACTAAAACTTTAGTATCTGGCAATCCAAGCATTTTCAGAGCATCTGGAGTTGTACCCATTGGAATATATTGTCTTGATGGTTTGCCACCTTGAATTGTTGTATCTACCGCTTTCGCAAAATCAGAATCAGCGGATTCATTTAAGCTTAAACGGAAATCTGAATTACTATCCTTTTGAATTTGATTATCGGCATTAATATCTTTTGCAATACTGTTCAAATCGCCAAGCGAGCTATCCGCTGTTAATTGTCGCCCTAATTGACTTTGATTCATGTGCGTGGATAAAAGACCGTTACCAACTGGATTAATGCCATCATACTCGGCAGATTGCTGATTGCTTAATGGTTGATTTAAGTCAAATCCTACAAGATTTGAATTTTGGCGTGCTAATGCGCTGTTATACCCAAGATTAACCTCTGGTTGTATGGATAAATCTTTAGTCGCTGCGCCTAAATTGAAATCAATTGGTTGGTTTGGCTCTTTTAATGATGAGACTTCTTCTGATGTTTGTTTGCTGATGTTATAAGGCTGCCCGTTTAGATTTTCGCTATCCTGTTGGTTAGATGAAGAATTATATTGTTGATCATCGCTAGTATATTCTTTCGCTTTCTCAGCATAATCTTCTAACCAATGGCGCATAGCTTTGCCATCTTTCGGATCAATGCCGTATGATTGAGCAATGTTGCGCACTTCATCAAACGCACGACCAATTACATAATCTTTTCGAGCTTGTTCGTCTGCGAAAATGGTTGGCGTATCAATAAACTCATTCGCACGAGATAAATCATTTTTTCTGAATTGCCCAAGAATTGAATGCAATTCAAGCGCGCGTTCTAAATTCGGATCGACTTTGAAAGTGGAGGTTGTTTCTTGTTGTGACTGTTCTTCACCAAAGAAGTCTGATTCAAATTTTGCTTTTGCTTGCTGCTCTGCAAGTGCCTCTTCTGCTGCTTGTCGTGCTTTAGCTGTTGCGATACCCGCATTATTGATTGCTTGTACTCGACTGGCTGATACCAAATCGCCTAATTCGGTTGCGCCATGATTGAGCATATCAACATAGTTTCTTAATTGGCTATCAACTGCATCATTACCAGTATTGATATGATTTAAGATTGTGCGTTTTTGATTGTTGAAAGCCATTCTGTCGGTATGCGTATCAAGCCCACCCATAGCCGAACCAAAGACCGCACCAAGCACTGCACCATTGATAGCATTATCAGCCATACCCTCAGTTAAATCTTTATTCGGATTTAAATAGTCCTGATCTGCTTTGTTTAATGCGTATTGTTCGCCAATGCCTTGAATAGCCTCAGTACCGCCCTCAACTGCCGCACCTTTTAATAAACCACCTTTAATTGTTTTAGCCGGCGAACCTAAACCCCAAAATCCACCACCAAGACCACTGACTGCATTTGTCACTAAATCTGTCGCAATAGCTGTTGGATTTAACGCTGCATCACGCCCAACTTTATCAGCAAAGGATTTTTTAGCCATTGTGTAAAGCTCATCAGTGCTTTTACCTTTGCCCTCATCGCTATCCGCAATGGAATAATATTCATCTGAGAATTGTGGGATCTGAGCTAATTGCTCGTTGGTCATGCCCATGACTTCATCACGTTTTTGACCGTAACGGCCACCACCTGACATCGCTGACATTGTTGCTGTAATGCCAACCATGTTCCAGTATTTTTGAGGAATGCCACGTTTAGCCGCTTGCTCAACGGCTGTTTTTCCAACTTCTTCAGCGACTTCTTTTTTGAGCAATAATTTACCGGCTTGTTTTGCACCAATCGTTGCAACTTTACCCGCCCCAAGCGTTAAAGCAGTATCAAGGGTTTGACCAATTAATGAACCTAAATTACCAGCCCACCAACGCAAATTGCGCACGCCTTGCCCCTCGCCATCAAACGCATTTTGATTTAAAGCGGCTTTCATTTCATCTGACATTGAGGCAACGTTTTCATCAGCACCTTTTGCCGCCCAATCACCAACATCATGCAACCAATCTGCACCGGTTAAAGCACCAACACCATGCGCAATATCACTAACGCCTTTCCATGCACCCATTTGCACCGCATCAACGGTATCAGCCACAATGCCTTGCTGTTGTTTTTTAGGCTCTTGCGCTGTTAATTCAGTATCGAGGTAAGTGGTTAATTCGCCATTTCCTTTATTGCTACCTGTATCGCCACTAATAATGCCGATCATTTCTTTGTAGTCTTTATTGGAAAGGTAGAAACTCATATATATTTGCCCTTAAAATTTAGTGATAAAAAAAGACCGCACTTTTACGTTGCGGCCTGTTATTTGTCTAATCCATAATTACCGGCTGGATTAGCGAGCGGCGTATTCTTCAATGCCACTTCTGTTTTAAATTTCTCTAAATCTATTGCTTGTTTACCTGTTTGAAGTTGTAAATCGGTTGTGAGTTTTGCTGTGCTTAGTTTTTCGTCTAAATCTAGGCGAGCTTGATGCGATTGTTGTGTCATTTGCACTTCGAGCATTTTAATTTCAAGCTCTTTCTCTTTGATCTGAACTTTCATTTGTTCAATCTGAATCTGACTTTGAATCTTCATTTGCTCTAACTGCATTTCGTGCTGTTGTTTTTGCTGTGCAATCTGCATTTGCATTTGTACTTTCAAAATTTCAGGATCTTGCGGTTGTGCTGCTTGAGATTCTTGCATTTCCTGTAATTTTTGTTCGTACTCATCACGAGGAATAAGCATGGTTTGCGTTCCCATGCTCATTGATTGCATCAATGTTTTAGCGCCATCGTACCAGTCAAAGGCATACATTAATTGTGGATGCTGACCGAATTTTTGGAAAATATCGATAATCTGTGCTGTTTGAGTTTCTTTAACCAATAGCGCTGATGTACCACGAGCAACAATCTGCATATCGCCTTTAATATTCGGATCATCGCTCATTGCCATGTTGTATTCATAGAATCGGCGAATTAATGGTTTAGTCACGGCATCATCCCATTCTTTCACCTGTCTGCGGCGTACTGCATTGGCGGCATTCATTAGCATAGACATACCGCCTAGCGTTGGCGTAACCTGACCTTGCTCGCCTTGCGCAATCATAGGCAATCCACTTTCTTCATCCATGAATGATTTTGAAAGCTGAATGATATTGGCAAATTCTTGCTGACGACTGCTAATATCAAATACGCCAAAGGCTCTTTGAGCCTCAATAGTTGCATTCATTGTTGCACGGTCATTAGTCTTCCATAATTTATATGGAGCAAGCTCCCAGTTCCCATCAACTGGAGTTAGGACGCTGCTATTCACAACGGCTTGCGGCCCGATACCTAAAACACCGTTATCAATCATGCCTCGCCAAGCAGTATTTAAAATCTCTTGTGCATCACGGCAAAGGTAAGGAATACCAAAGCCAAATACGCAACATACATCAGGCTCGCAAGTGTAAATTGAGTAAGGGTATTCGGCTGAATCTAACGGATTAAGGTTTACGCTTAAAATCTTGCCGTTGCCCGCCATCACGATCACGCCATCAATTTCAAGATTAGCCGCCTTTGATTCCTCATCGCTCGGGATGTTGAGCTTATTGCCATCACCTAATTGAGAATTGGCGCTCTCTAATACGCTCAATGGAATACCACCATGGTAAGTCCATAGCTCATAGCGGTTGTCTTTGCTCTGTGTTTCTAAGCCTGATAACGTTCTCAACGTATCAACATAACCATCCATATCTGAGCTTGCTGTTTTCGTATCTGAGCCGTCTAATTCACAAAGCTCAAGCACGTTATCTTTCAAGTAGTATGGATTTTTAGCTAAAGACTGTAATTGTTTTTTAGTAACATAACTACGTTCAAAGACGAATTGGCAATCTTTGATTGTGGATGCGGTCATATCCGGCACAAAATCCCAAGGCAACACTAAACGAGCGGACGGAATTGTCTTAGTCACAATATCGCCATTCCATTGCCCCATCGCATCTTCTGACCACACTTTCGATTCCACAACATCAACGATAGGCGCGCGCAAAATACCTGTTCCCAATACGCCGGCATAATGTAAGCATAAGCGAGCCTCAGCAGCATAATCACATTCAAGCAACTGATCGTCAATTAACTTTTCCATTGCCTCCGCACGCTCTTTCGCTTGTTGCATAATCGCACGAGCATTATTTATTTGAGCGGCCATTTGTGGATTGCCGTTATCTTGTTTTTTGGCTACATTTGCAATATCTGGCATGGGCGTTGGTGAGATGCCATAATTCTTGTCATCACTCGGAAATAACATATCTGTCATTTGAGCCGTCCAAGCATCAGTTTTCGCACGGGTATAACCAACAAACACTTTAGATTTGCCCGTTGTTGTTGAGGTTGAGTATTGGTTGCGATATTGATACATATCTTTTACCCAACGTTCTACAACTGGTTGGCGTTGTTTAATTTGTTCTAAAAGTTTCGCTTTTAGCTCTGAACCGAAAGCGGTAATCGCCTCTAGTAATGCGGATTGTTCTTCTGCCATTGTTTAGTACCCTGTCAATGAACTGATTGCTTGATGTGGTTTAATGTTGATGATCTGTTGTTTAAATAAATCAGGCATAGCGCCTAAACATAAATATTGGTTTGCATCGTGCGGATGCGAATAGCGGTTTTTATCCGGCGTTTCAGTGTATTTATCTTCCCCACTGATATTTAATAGGCGGTATGAATAACCTGTCTCATAACCTTTGATAAGTGTTTTACAGTGTGGACTAATAAGCATTGCCGGCTGTCCTTTACCTACTAAGCGAGATAACCACCAACGAACTGCCTCAAGGCGAGCTGTTGTGTTATTTGAATCTGCTGGACGAGCATTAAAGCCATTTTCCAATAGGATTTGAAAGCACGTTTTCTCGTTGGTTTGCGCACGTTGCACACCAGCCGGGTCGCCTATCACTTCAATTTCACAACCGTTGTATTTTGATTTGAGTAGAATTGAAAGCTGATCACGAATGAATCGTTCAATCCCCATACCCGTTGCAACAACTTCATCAGTGATGCGTAACTGTCCGATTGGTGCAACCTGACCGATAATTGCGGCTGGCGTTAAACCAAAGTCAAGACCAATAAATGTTGGCCATCCTTTAACCGGCAATAATTTATCTTTTGATACGTGCAATTCTTTGTTGAAGTGATCCATATAAACTGGTTTACCTGTTTGTACTGTCGCAAATTCATTACAGATGCGAGATTTAATCCAGTTGAGCGTTTGTCCTTGCAAGCTGTCGAACCAGTACCCATAACCTTTCTTATGGTTTTCAACGTTCTCAGCAAGTGGATTAGCCACGAATTTATGCCCTTTATATTCAACGTATAAGCCAGCCTCAATGTTGGCTTTGACTTCATCAGATAAAGAGCTGCATGGGATGCCTGTAATATCAATTAATGCGCCAGGCTGAGTGAAGAACTCCCATCCTTTAGGCGTTAGACTTTCGCCTGTTTCTTCATCAATAGCGGTTTCAAATTCATGCCACCAGTGATCGTCATCAGGCGAGTTTGTGTCCATAATCATGCCGTTCCAGGTTGCGCCATCAAATCCCTCTAATACGCTCTTTTTCGGGTAACGCCCTGTACGAGTAACCGCCTCAGTAACAAGCAATACTGGCAAGAATTGAGCCTCGTTTATCCAAATCCCTGTAAGCTCAAGTGACATCAATTTCTTAACATCTTTTGGCTTATCCATAGATAGGAACATAAATTCAGCCTCAACCGTTGTTTTGCCATCAGGATGATTAATTTTCATCAATCCTGAGATTGGACTGTCATATTTAATCGGGCAAATGCTGTCAGGAATCCAGTCTTGGAATGTTTTGATCACTGTACCCTTTAACTCAGGGTAAGTATTACGCACGCAAGCCCAACGAGTACGGCGAACACCGTCAGAATTAGGCTCTTGGTTTAAGCAAATACGGAACATTTCCATTACACACCCAACTGATTTACCACTACCAATCGGGCCACGAATTGCCTTTACTAATGCGTTTGATTTATGTACTCGGCGAAAGGTTGGCGAGGCGATATAATTAATCTTCATTATCGCCGCCTGTAAAATCCATTGTGTATTCCACTTTGTGTTTGTTTGCTGCTCTTGCGCCTAACTCTTGTGCGAGCTTGTCAGCTTTAAGCAAGGTTTCTTTCGTCTGAGCCTTTCTTAATTCGATTGTTTCAAGCACTAAACCAATATCGTTATTTGTGCGGCTTAAACTCTCAATTCGTGCAACCGCTCTATCTAATGCGTTCTGAGCGGCGTTAATTAGCTTATAACTAAGCTCTTTATCTTCAGCCGTTTTACAGTGGCTTAAATCAGCGGTGAACTTTTCAAGATTCTCGATTGATGCAATGGCGCGTTGTCGCATTAAATCAATCTCATCTTTAAGGCTAAAATCAACTACAACATCAAAGGCTGATTTATCTTTAAAGTAACGAGCGTAACCGCCATGCTTTATCATTTTTGCTGACTGTTTCGCTCTTATTGCCATTCTTTTCGCAGTTTCGCAGTTTTCTTGTGCGACTTTCGCAGTTTCATTCGCAATTTCGCAATCAACTTCGCAGTTTTCTTCTAAATCTTCTTTAGATTCAACAACTTCCAATTCAGCGATTTTATTCGCATTGTTTTTAACGGCTTTCTTAATTGCTTTTACTTCTCGATTGTCACCCTTTTGGATTTCATCTAACTGTGCGAATGCTGTTTCAGGCTTTTTGATATAACGTTTAGCACTGGCAAAATTTAACCCTTTCTTTCTGCACCATTCTGATACTGATACACCAGTCTTTGCATAAGACTTGATGTATTCTATTTGAAGTGCGTTCCAATTATTTCTTGCCATAAACGATATATAAAAAAGCCCGCAATTAAGCGGGCATATTGGTTTAATTAAAGCGGGTCACCTACATAGATAGACCAACCTTTCAGATAATGCGGATTATCTCTATTTTGATAATCTAGCATGGTAAAGCAAATTGCATCAGCTAAGTCTAATACCCAACTAGGGATAAAGTTGGCGGTATCGATAAGAGGATCTTCTTCATCTAATCCACCAACATAACAAGGGATTCCCCATACTTTGCAATGATGGGTAAATCCCTCTTCAAGAAGTTTCTTCTTTGATTTTGGAAAAAACATTGATTAGCCCTATTTACTTAATTTCTCAGTTTGCCATTCACGGATTTTGTCGATGCGGTTTAAGCACATATCACGTTCACGCTTTAACACAACGGCGTATTGCGCAATATCACCATAGGTTTCGCCCAAGAATTGAGTTTTGTCTAAGTGTGCAACATAAGCAACCGGCAATCGAGGGCAAGTGACCACCTGAGGTTTACTTGCGCAAGAAGTCAATAACGCTAAGAGGAGCATTGGCGTTAAACGCATCACTTTGCTTGTCAGCTTTTGGAATAGATTTAATAATCGCATTGGTTTGTTCCCTTGTTTTGTTATCCTCTTCCGAGATTTCAAATGTTAGGCGTTCATTTTCTGCAATATCAGCCTCAAGTTTTGTTATTGATTCGGACTGCAATTCGATTGTTTTAGCTTGAGTAGCATTTTCTGCTTTCAGCGTATTAATAACGCTGACTTGATGGCTTAAAATGCAACATAACACAATCAGTAAAGCGCCTAGTACGCCAAAGATGTATTTACCCATATTAACTCACCATTAAATCACGATAGAGCTTACAGCGCTCTTCTAATCCGTTTGTTCCACCGTTTATCCGAAGTGTAGCTTTCTCAACAGAAGTGCAATTAGCTAAATCTTTATCTAGCCAGAACCAAACGCCTGATTTAACGATTAAATCTAAATCGGTTGATACTTCTTCCGGCATAATGGATTTCCCTAACCATTTTTGGAATCTAAGGTAGTTATCTTTACCTGTAAGATGCGGTAGTCCACGACCTCTATACTTCCAACCATCACCAGTTGCCTGATTGCCGTTACCCATGCGGTTTGCATAGGCGATATTAGCAATAGATACCTGATCGGCTTTTTGGATAACTACACCAGCTTTATTTTTTACATATCCATATTTTTGCGCTTGCGCTAAAGTGAAGTATTTACGAAATGTCTCTCTTAATCCGGCAACAGAATAATTCATGCTTTCGCAAAAACGTGTAAAGCCTCGTGTTTCATGCCCGCACTGAGCAATAAACATAGCTTGTTGTGTTTTTGTGATACAACCCGCTTTTTCGATGTTGTCTGAGATCGCTTTATAGATTCCAGCGATTGCACTAGGGAAAACCTTATTGAATGTCGTCTGTGAAATGTGCATCATCTTTTTCAATTCTCCGATTAATGAACTTGAATAAATATTCACGGATTTTTTCCGTGCCGATAAATCCAATCATCGTTCCGAAAAACGCTGAAAAATCGGCGTGACCGAATACATGGGTACAAACTGGAACAGCTACACCAGCAATAGATGCGCAAATAGCTGCATCAATCAACATATAGCGGAAGGATGGTTTTTTTCGCATAAAGCCAATTCTTAAAAGCGACATTGCAACAGCGGCGCCGGCGCTTTGGACTGACCCATTCCCAATATTGACCTGTAACCACGCCCAAATTAAAGCCCATACATCTGGATCTTTCATAGGCATTTGATTTCCCTCATCGTTTGATAGGTAATAAAAAAGCCCGCATAGATATGCGAGCTTATTTTGATAAGGAGATAGCTTTTGCAATTAACATTTCGAATTAATGCCAGTTTTATCTTTAGGCTATCCCACGATTGATAATAAAAAACCGAGATGTATAAAATACACCTCGGTCATTTTTGTGAATTTTACTGCAAAGCTTATTAAAAGTCAATGAATCTTATATATTACAACCGCTTAACCATCAGTATTTATTATCCAAGTCGTCATAGATATTCCATGTATTACCTCTATTATCCCTACCTCGATATATATCATCACTTATACGATGAGTTGTTGCTCTGTAACCGCCTGATCCACTTGTGATATAGGTATCGCCAATCCTGTGTGTAGTGCTTGAAAATCCACTTGAATCACGGCAAATTAGAGTATCTCCAAAGTTATTGCAAGTGGTATAACCCGCCATTGCCGCGGACGATATTAGCGATAAAGCAATCAATAGTAATTTTTTCATATTATTTCCTTAGGCGATAATTAGTCAGCCATATAAACCAACTCTTTGCATTCAGCATAACTTTTATGCAAATTAACCATACAAGATTCAACCTCTCGCATGGCTCTTGTTTTATTTTCTGATTCGTCTTTCTTATTCATTCCATAAGCAAACGTAAAAATAAAAATAATAAACCCAACCCAAAGTAAAGCCTCTCTTAAATCTTTGCTCATACCCCCTCCAACACATCCAATTTAGATAAATTATAGAGGGGGATTTTAAGGATAACTGTGATCTACTTCACACTTTTGATAAGTTGTTCTTTTATTTTTTCGATAGCTGATTTAGCTCTATATTTCATTACTCTCGCCAGTATCTCTGGCCTTAAAATATCTATTTCTCTTGCTGATAATGTATGGGTATATCCAAACTCCTTATCGCCTTTTTTTGATGATAAACGCTATAAAAATATCGGCAGTTGATACACTTCTCATGCAAGCAAAATCAATTCCGAATTGAATGCCATCGACTTTCAATTCATCTTTGGAATCAAGAACTAACTCAATGAACGTTCTAACCGCTTTATGAATTTTCGTTTCCATATCCATTTTTCTGAATCTGCTCATTGTTGCAATTCCTTTTTCAAGTATTGCTTGATCACATCTTCAGCACGATTCATTTCATCATAGCAATGGCGCTCAAAATCCACCACTAAAGCTAAAAGATAGCGTTTAAAATAAGCCTCAGTGCAATCAATGGATTTCATTAAATGGTAGATTGTTGCTTTCAGTTTACCTGTTCCATCACATTCAGGGCATTTATGTTTTTGCACTTTACCGACTTCACCTGTGCCACGGCAGCGAGGGCAAGTGTTGGATTTACGCAAATCGTTTAATTCTCTAATTCTCAACTGACGAGCCTCAACGCTATTTGCCGGCAATCCATTTTCTTCCGCAACCTTGTTCGCTCTATCCAAAGCTGATAAATGCGCATATTGTGAGCGTAAATAGCGTTTTCTTAACGCTTTAATATGTCTTAACTGACTAGGCAGCGGCAAATCACATACCATATCAACAACATATTTTAAGGACTCTGAGGCGTGTTCAGGATGGCCAAACTCTTCACACCACGCATCAACATAACTATCAACAAATTCTCTTGAGGATTTTTCTTGGCGGTATTTGCTCATTAGCAAATGATAACCAAGCATATATTTGCTTTCAGCTTGAGCAAAAGCACAAATAATTTGCTCTTTGTAAAGTAATGTCGCACCACCTCTTCCAGCTGTTTCAATACTAACGCATTTTGGATTATGTAATTTAACTAACAATTCGATTGATTTACTCATTTTCAAGCCCTTTAATTTTTACTACAACCATTCCACCTTTTTTGATTCCACAATTTTTGCTGCGAAAATCTTTTATCACTTTGTTGTTGTCGTCTTGTATTAATCCTGAGGCGACTAAACTATCGAAAAGCCCTTTGTTTATGTTATCTGGATCACGGTTTCGGTTATCGGGATAGTACACATCAAGGCAAATCGCCACTGAACCTGTAAATGGATCAAATTGTTTTAAAATTCTCAAAGCCTCCGTTTTGAATTTTCTACCAGCCTCGCTGATATAATGCCGTCCATTTCGTGTATGCCGCCAATAATGATTAACTGACGGTGGATAGGGTAATGCAATTTCTAACCAATCAGACATATTTTCCCCTCCTTGAGTAAAATGTTGATTGTTCTTAACACTCCCTCAGCGTGCATAAGTCTTAATTGCTCTCGGGAATAACTTGTTCTTACTCTCCCATCGATTGCGTTATGGCAAGCAGCACAACAATAAGCTCCAAAAATATCATGCGGCTTACTTCCCATGCCTCTAAGCCAAGAGCTTGTATAGTGCGCTAATACCACTGTTTCGTTTTCGCCTGTGCAAATGCCAGGGATTCTGACCTGACATTCACGCCCTTTCGCATCCTTGCGTAATTTAGCCATTTTATTTTCCTCTTGAATACACCGCTCTTTTGTTAAATCGCTCTACAGGATAAGATACTTTCGGCATGGTTGTTTCAAAATTTTCTTTAGCCATTCTTGCTAACACTGATGCTACTGCTGCCGCTACAATAGCTTTGCCATGATCAACGTGTCCTATTGTTCCAACATTCACTACTGGTTTAGTGCGCTCAAATTTTTCCTTGTCATTCATAACCAACACCGTTTCTTATCCAAGATGTTTAGCCAACCAATAACCAAATGCAATCACTATCGAAAGCCAAGAGCCGACTGCACAAACACAAGATGTCCATTGGAAAAATGCTCTCGTGATGTCATTTTGAAAAATAACTGCAATGACAAACGCTGAGGCTGGTGCAACAGCAAAGCTCAACAGTAAAAGAATGTAATTTAATGAACTCATTTCTCGCCTACCAAAAAAACTCATATAATTGATTTAAAATATTTTCATCGGTTGTGTTGTTAAAAACGTGTTTTATTGCTGCATTTACTACGGCTTTTAGGCAATCTCCACGTTCAATATCATCCATTTCATCCCATTTAAGGCTTTGTGCCTCTTTGTGTATCTCTCCTGTATCAAAGTTTATAAACTCATCAAAAAAACCGGCTAATATGGTTAAACGCTTTCTAAAATGATTGAATTGTTTAGCCTCGTCTGCGCACTCCACCTCTGAGTTTTCTGAAGAATAATGTTCAAAACAAAATTTAAAGAAAGCAAACAATTTCCGATGCAACTTTGGATTATTTGTCTTTTTAAATTCCATTTCATAAAGCCCACCATTCTCAAATCGTTTTAGCTTGTCTAAATACATTTCATCGGCAGGGCAAAATACCCCACCAGCATTTTTAATCATTGGAATTTTCATCATGTCCACCGACTTTTTTAATAAAATCAAGGCTAACTGACCGCATTACAAAATCTTCCATTGCTGGGTCAAACACTACAACCATTTGCCCTTTTGAGTTTCCCTTGATTTCTTTTCCTGTTATCGGGTGAATAAATGCAATTCGACCACCTGTAATATCAATTACCTCATTCGCAACGTTATGAATATGTTTTTGATACCACTGTGTTGATTTATCGTTATTGAGCAACATAACCACAAGACAGCCAGCATCTCTTAACTCTTTTGCTTTAATAATAAATGGAGTCACATCCGAATAAGGTGGATTTACATAAACCGATGCATTAAAAATACTATCCATAAGAATGTCGGCTCTAACACTTAAAAAGTCATTAAATAAACCTTTTTCACCAATATACTCTTGCGCCAAAGCGTTGTTTTCTGTTGCGCATCCATCTATCCCAAACCCAAAACGCATATTTAACCAATTAAATACATATTTAGGTGTTTGCCATGTGTCTTTATCAAATTTTTGTTCTGTCATTTAAACTTCTCCTTTCATAATTTTTTTAATTTTTTCAATACCATTTTTTGCAACATCAGGGCTGATCACTTTTGGCTTTTGCTCTAGCAGCTCTGGAATTTGTGGAAATTCAAAGCCAGTGCGAGCTTTTTCAACGACTTCGGCAAGGATTTTCGGCATAGCTTTTTGGCAATCTTCCCATTTCTTTTTGCCGTAACCGTCATAGATTGTTTTTAACAAGTAATACTCTGCTCTCGAACGGAATTTGAAATTGTGTGGCTCTTTCGCATAACCAAAGTATTTTTGAAGTCTAGCCTCTAACTCTTCTTGCGTTGGCAATCCTAATTCGTGATTGTTGTAACTGTTACACCAAGAAATGAACTCACCAACACTTGGCAAATACCCGTTTGTTTTAGCTCTTGCGGCAGCCATTCCACGCTTAACTTGCTCAAATGTTTTGATGCCGTTTTCGGCAAAGCCTAGAATCCATTGTTGTTTAAGGATTTTTAATTGTTCAGGTTGAACCGTTAAGAGTGTTGGACAAGATGCGATTAATTGCTCGAAAACCCTGTCAATTAACTTCTCTGCGATAACCGGAGCTTGTTTTGCTGTTGTTTGGTTTAGTGTTGTTACTTGGCTCATTAGAAAACTCCTTCCCAATCTTCTTCACGATTCCACGGCTGTGCGTTCTTTTCGGTAAAAGTCATTTTTTGCGGTTGTCGCTGGATGACTCCACTCCCTCGCCAATCCCATTCGGATTTAAATCCACGCCAATTACGCTCGATGGATATTGTGATTGCTTCGGCAATAGGTATTCCAGCTTTGTCCGCCTCACGCTGAAAGCCTTTCAGTGCTGTTCCGGTAATTGGTGCTTTACAGGCCTTGCGGTGGATTATGAAATCATCTGCAAGTTGTCCAGTGATACCGAAATCAGCAAGTAATTCAAAATCGCTTTTTTTATTTGTATTTTGTATATTGTTTTTAATATTGTTTATTGTGTGTGAACTTTTTTCACTAGTGACCGGTGAACTTTTTTCACTAGTCGCTGGAAAATTTTTCACTAGTGAACTTTTTTCACTAGTCGTTGTTTTGTATGTTTTGATTGAGTAAATTCCAGTATTTCTATCACCTGATTTACGCTCTAAAATTTCACGCTCTACAAGGCTCTCGCAAGCTGAAATTACAGCTTTATTGCTCAACCCTGTAACTTTCATAAACTGGCTGACTGAAATAGCATCTTCTTCTTTGTTCCAGCCTTTAGTTTTGCGTAATACGCACAAGTAACATTTCAATTCTGAATGTGACAATTCTGGAAGTAACTCATCAATGATTGAGTTAGGGAAAATAAACCCTCTTACGTCTTGGTCGATCATTGCATCAACTCCGAAGCATAACGAGATGCGATATATTCAATTCCTTTGCTGGTAACTCGTGTTTGAGTGTAATTGTGACCGTGTTCGGTTGTGCCAGTTTTCACATCAAACAAGCCTTTGGCGTGGTATTTTTGGTAAGGTAAAAGGTTTCCAGATTGTCTAAATAAAAGTCCGTCATCGACCAAGCAATCAATCATCGTTCTTTCTGGCATTTTTAAGATTTTCGCTGTTTCACGAAGTGATTTTGTTGTGCCGACTTCAACGTATTTTTGAACAAATTCAACTTTAGGGCGTTGCTGTTCAAGCAGTAGATTTTGTCTTTCGATTTGCTCCGCTTGGTCTGCTGCAAGTCTTAAAGCCTCTGATAAGGTTTGTGGGATTTGTGGCATTTGTTGGTTTTCTAATTCTTGCCAACGGTCAACTAATCGAGCTGTGAATTCTGGTGATAATTGAGCAACTACCACATAAGTATCACGTTTAATTAATTGGTATTCTGTGACAACTTGACCTAGATGATTTTTAACTTCCACCATTGGTGTAAGTTGAATTAATCCCTTGTCTTGTAAGCGTTCAATCGTTCTTTTTACTGAATCGTGGCGAGATTCGACTAAGTCGGCAATCTCTCTACTGCTCATTGTCAAAACACTTGAATTTTTGTTCATTATCGGTAATAATTTAGTCATCTTTTGAAGTCCTCCGACTGATAAAGGGAGTTAATACTAATTAACTAATTAGCCTCTGTTCCCGCAGGGGCTTTTTTATTTCCGCTACTAAGACGGGAATACTTCATTAACTGAGCAGGTAACGCCTAGCTCATTCAATTTGCTAACAATCTTTTGCGCCGCGCTGATATTTGGCTCGCGCACATTGGACTCGTAATTTCCGATTCTTGACTGCCCCCAACCAAGCTCTTTAGCAAACTCAGCTTGGCTTAGTTTTGTTTTTTTTCTGTATTTTTGTAATTTATTCATATCTTTCCTTTTTTAACACGCTTAACACAGTTTATGTGTTAATTATAAACACATTTTAAACACAGTTACAAGTGTTTTTATTGTTTAAATAAACACAATGCGTGTTATATAATCGGTGGTGAATTTGATAAGGAGGATTGACATGAGCAAAATCATCGAAAAAATCAAATCCCGCCGCCGTGAATTGCGGTTGAGCCAACAACAATTAGCTGATCGGTTGGGATGGAGGCAGTCAAGAATCGGTAACTATGAGGCGGGCGTTAGGGATATTGGCACAGATGATTTAAGGTCGATTGCTGAGGCGCTTGAAATGACGTTTGATGAGCTTGTATCAGGTAATTACTCAAGCACAAGCATTGGTAATCAGACGATAAGCGGATCTAGTGTCAATATCACAACCGCAAATCAAATTAACCATGGCGGGGGATTAATTACGCAACCGGAGCAAGGCACAAGCCATACGCACCGTATAGATTATTTAGACGTAAGAGCGGCGGCAGGATTGACAGGGTTTGAAAACTCAGACTATCCAGAGATAGTATCAAGTCTGTTTTTGTCGGATGAGGGGTTGTTGCAGATCATCGGTCGTAAGTCGGCCGCCGGAATCAAAATTGTGAACGTCCCAACTGACAGCATGGATCCGACAATAAGAAAAGGCGATTGGGTGTTTTTGGATACCAATATTAATTACTACAACGGAGACGGCGTGTATGCGTTTGCGATAGATAACGCGCTATTTATCAAGCGCATACAAAAACTTGTTGGCGGTGGGTATAGATTGCACTCAGACAATAAGGACTACGACCCGCAAGATATAACAGACGAGATTTGCCAAACGGCAAAATTTGTCGGCAGATTTATCAAAACAATCCATATTGACGTTGTATCACTTTAAAAAATAACCAAACCAGAGGAACCAACCATGCGAGCAGTAGCCAAAAGAATTAAAGCTGAAAGAGAAAGACAGGGATTGTCTATTGCTGATTTAGCCAAGATCCTAAGCGTGAGCGAAAAAGATGTATTAGACCTCGAAAATGGCGAGATGCAACTAACAATGCGCGACATAGATCTGTTTGCTATCGCCCTTGAGGTTAGTGCTGATAGATTGAAATTCGGCGATGATTGGCAACCTAATCTAGGTGGACAATCAAAATTTGAAAACCCTCGATATAATCATTCAAACGTAGCAACAAATACCGCAGCCACGATGACAACAAATAATTATTATCAAGGTAACGGAAATTCGGATCTGCAGGTGCAAATTAACCGAATGGAACAAGCGGCTCATACTGGTAGGCTTGGAGCGTTCACACAGTTAGACAGAATCGAGGAGCAGAATAAATTACTCCTTGAAAGGATTGAGCATATTAACGAAAAAATTGATTTTTTGTTAAACCAAAAGGACTTAAAAAATGAATAGTAAATATCCTTACATAAGACGAATAACACCAAATGAATTAGCGGAATTTTTAAACGCAAAAGGCGTTAGTCATCATAGTTTTAAGTGCCCAATTTGTAATAATGAACACCATACATTGATTGATAATATGCCCATCGAAGATGATAAGTCTGATGTAAATGTTGTATTACAACCAGTTCTTCCGGCTTTTGTTTATCCTCGTGCGGAAGAATTGAAAAACGCTATCGAGAAGAAAGATTACCCGGAACACTATCAACACCTAACGCAAGGGCCGATACTAGGGCTTGTTAATCAAGCGATTTATCGAGAAGTTATTCATCTCACCTGCGATAATTGCGGGTATGTAAGAACATTTTCTAAGGATTCTATAATTCAATGGTTAGTTGATGAGGGTAAATTTTAATGGATAATAATATTACGATTGATACAATATCCCAATCTGCTATACAATCAGGTAATCTCTCGACAGATACGCAAACAAGGTTAAACGCAATGATAAGTGATTACTCTTTTAGAATGAGCACGCTTGAAAATAAGGTATTGGAAACTGAAAATAATGTTAGCATCATTAAGTCAAACTATCTCACATCCCACGCCTTTTATAAAACTGGCGGAATATCGTTAATAACATTAATTGTTTCTGCCGGCGCGGCTCTGTGGGCAATATACTCAAATCTTGACGGCAAAATTGATAGCATGAGGAGTGATACTAGCTCAAGTTTTGTATCTTTTGATCATCGTCTTGATAGTGTTGAAAACCGCCTAACCGCACTTGAAATAAAAGTAGATAATGTTGATTCAAGATTAAACAAAGTTGAAAGCAAGATCGATTCCATTGATAACAAGATAGATATGCTCATTCAACAAAAAACAGCAAAAAAATAAACTTATAATTATTTCATCACAAAACCGCCTTAATGGCGGTTTTATTTTATGATTTAAAGCACTTAATCAAATCCTCAAGTACTACTCTCTCCTCTTTATTTGCAGAGATAATCTCTAGCCTATCATCTACCCTAGATACAATCTCATCAACCCCTAAATCGTTAATCAGCTCGCAATTTAACGAGATTAGCCATTTTTTAAACTCTTTTTTCATAATTTCCCTCCTTATCGGCATGGGCATAATAAACCAACCTCAATTTAAACCAATCATTACCACCAAAACTTGCGATCGGCATCGCAAAAATCACAAAAACACACTTCAAAACACAAACTTTACTTTTTAATTGATTAAAAAATAAGCAAACGAACAATATTTTTAAAAATTAATTGTGTTTAAAAACACATACTTAACACATTTAACACAAAAAATATGAAAAATTTGTGTTTAGTGTGTTTACAAGCAAACACAAATCGTGTTTAATACACCCATCAAAACGAGATGCACAAACAAATATCTCGATGCTCTTTAAAAATCAGATTAAAAACACATCGACCAACACTTAAGCGCAATTAAGACGGCAGTGAGAATGACAAAGCTCACCGATTAATTAGCGATAAGTAGTTAGGAGTAAGTGACTTATGGTCTTGTTGTGATAACACGCTAATCCCGACGGATCGCTAATAGCGATGAACGGATGGAGAAAACTTACACTGCGGTGCGAATGCTTACGGAAATGCAAACAAAGCCAATGGGTTGGAATAGCTAAACGTAAGTAAAGGACAGAGTCTTTTATTGCAATGTTAGACAAGCCGATGACTCGTAGTGAGACTGACAGTAATGCGCTCCCAAGAGGGAGGCTAACAAGGCGGCATGAAACAAACTATGCACGTCAACGTGACGTAAGAAACGTGACATATCGGAGAGACGGTAATAAGGGTGTACCACCCTTATATTTCGTCCATTATGACGTCCAAAGCAAGTAAGGGTAATGGATTGAGCGGATTGGTTGCGCTACTGTATTAGCCCAATCGCATTGGCTCCCAACGCAAGATACAGATTGCGAAGTCGGCAGACCAAAAAATTTGGGTAGGTCTGGACAATCGTTGGCATAGCGATTTAAAACAAGTATGCCACCAATTCAAAGCGCATTCGGTAGAGCGACGGTTTTAAGCATGCGAACGCGTCAAATGCAAGACAGAGTGTGCTTTGAAATGTTTGAAGGGAGTTAAGTTTGTTAGTTAATTAAAGCCATAATTATGTGGCGGGGGTGTGATATGTAGTATCGAATATAATATTTTTTACAATACACAGGAGTTCTCTTTGCTTGGCTGTGGCAATAAAAATAATACAGCCATTAATTTAATGGCTCTTTGTTGAGTTGGTTGTGGAAACCGACACTTTTAACACTAAGATAAAAATTAGTTTAATGGCTAACTTTGGAAAATGACGCAGGGTTCAAATCCCGAAAGAGCCACCAGCTAAAGCCGCTCTCACAATGCGAATGGAATCGCCCAGTCTTCTTGAAAATTGAATGGAATCGAGAGCGGCTCTAGCTGGGAACAGCGTTAGTCATAATAAAAAATATCTCTTAAGATTGGTTAAACCCCTAGTCGCTTATAGCTGGCTCTAGGGGATTTTTTTAACCAATATTTTTAACCATACGAGGTGAAACTATGAACAAGTTAATCAATTTTCTTAAGACAACCGCTTATGTAATTGCAACTATCCTTTCAATCTGCCTAGTTGCTATGGCAATGCTAACCGCACTTGCAGCAGAGGCAAGCGAGCCTACTGCGTTAGAGCGTGAACAAGCTAGCATACAGTGGATTGCTGAACACGGGCAATATCAACCAAATCTAACAGAATCAGCTAAACAAGAGGCTATTGCGTACACCAATATTAAACAAAAGGAATTAGACCGTGGGAAAAGCGAAGGTAGAAATTAAGATTGAGCCTTATCCGAAAGGCGGCTGGTATGTTGTTGAAAGAGTTGGTAGCAAGGTATGGTGGCAATCATCAAATTACCAGTCAATAGAGCTTGCGGAAGTGCGGTTAAAAGAACGTAAAGAGCTAAAGGCTAATATGGCTAAATGGCTCGATAACAAGCTCGCTCGCCGCTCAAAACCGGAAACTGAACTAGCAACCAAGCCAACATTAGTTAAGCGTATTTCAAAGGCTAAGATGCGTTATTTAAAACGTTTTGATGAGTACAACGAAATGCGTAATCAACAGCCTGAATCTGAGCGCCAAACTGAATTTCAACTTACTGAGATCCATCGTCTTTTTGGCGTACACGCAACCACAATCGAGCGAGCGATTTATTATCGCCAAATCAAGCCTCGAGGCAAAAAATTAATCAGAGGTCATTGGGTAAGAACATTTAAATACGAGGATTTATGCTCTTACTTTGACATATTGAGAGGTATTCCAAATGCAAACGATACAGCGCCAATGTGAAATTGCTAGTTTTACCGCTTATGACAAAGCACAAGAACAATATGAGGCTTATGAGCGTGCAGTACAAAATGAAATTAGCGATATAGAAAGAGAAATTAAAAGTGGAGATAGCCAAACTTTATGCGAGTTTTCAGAGCTTATGGAGGAAAACGATGATGCTTGGCTAAATATTTTCTTATGTAATCACTCAGCGCTTAAAGAATTGAGAGATGAGGCAGTAAAAAAACTTGCTGAAAATCGCATGGCGCAAAGAGAAGAAGATTACAAACGTGGTTATATTGAAATATAAGGTAAATAAAAATGACAGAAAAATTTGAGTTGATCCTATCAACAGAAAGCAAAGTTTTAACAACCAACATTGCAGACTTTGAGAAACAAGCGGATGCGTTTATCTCTACCCTAACTAGCAATTTTGAAACCGATGATGACTTCTTGGCCGCAAAGGAAGAAGTAAAAATCCTTAAAGAATTAGAGGATAAAACAAGATTAGCTATCAAAAATGCCGTTGGCGGTGATATTAAAAAACTCGTTGAAACAGCCGAAAGCATTGCCGAGCGTTTTAGACAAGAGCGATTGGCACGAGATAAGTTAGTTAAAATTAAAGAATCTGAAATTAAAGCTAAGATCGTAGAAGATGCGGTTGCGGAAATCTCAGATATTCGCCACAAACTACCAAAAACAAGCGATGTATCACTTGCGCTAGAAGAGAACATTCCAAAGCATAAAATCGCAAGTCGGATTGAAGAAAGCACAAAACGTAAAAGCTCAATCTCAGGCTTAACGAAAGCCGTCAATGCTGAGAAAACCTTAATCATTAGCGAGATCACGATTGAAGTTACTCGCTTAACTGAACGCCTTGAGCAGCTAACTGCTAAATCAAGCTATCTATTCCCTGATGCAATCAAGTTAATTGCAAGTGAAGAAGATTTAGCGCCAATCATTAAACAACGAATTGATGATGAGCAAAAGCGTGAATCTGAAATCAAGGCTAAGGCGCAAGAAGAGGCAAAAGTAAAAGCTGAAACGCAAGCCGTCCAATCTTCTTGTAAAGAAAAAGACATGGGAAGTGAAACGTTAAAAGCACAAGAATTGTCGCCTGGTGATGCCGTTGAGCATTTTGAAGTAAGAATTGCATTCTCAGGAACGTTGAACGATGCCGTATCATTCGCTCGTAAAATCAAAGAGCAATACGGTGACAATGTAACACTTAAGAAAGTTAATTAAAGGAACAACAAAATGAACACATTACCGGCGAACATTCAAACAGCCCTAACCGAACGCAATATTGATACCGCAGTTTGGACAACTTTGCAAAATAGCGTTTTTCCTGGCGCAAAGGATGAAAGTATTTTGCTTGCCGTAGATTATTGCAAAGCTCGCAAGTTAGATATTCTTAAAAAGCCTTGTCATATCGTGCCAATGTCAGTAACAGATGCAAAAACAGGTAATAAAAACTGGCGTGATGTCATCATGCCAGGTATTTACGAGCAGCGCATTACAGCATTTCGCACTGGTCAAATGGCTGGTCAAGATGAGCCAGTTTTTGGTGATACGGTTACATTCAGAGGTATAGAGGCTCCTGAATGGTGCAGAGTTACCGTTTATCGATTCATTAATAATGAACGATGCGCATTTTCCCATACAGAATATTTTTCTGAGGCTTGCGCAACAACAAAAGAGGGCAAGCCAAATTCTATGTGGAGTAAACGCCCTCGAGGTCAATTAGCAAAATGCGCTGAGGCTGGCGCATTGCGCAAAGCATTCCCCGATGAATTAGGTGGCGTAATTACTGCTGATGAAGTAAATGAAGAGCCTATCAATCAGCATAGTGCTACAACGCCTGATAACGGAACAACGGTGATTGACACTCAATCGGTAGAATTGATCACTCCTGAACAAATCAAAGAAATTGAAAATTTGGTTGAAGTTACAGGCTCAAATCTTGCGGGATTGTTGGCGGCGGCTGGCAATGTGCCAAGCATTGAAAAAATCACAAAATCAAATGCTGAACACGCAATTAATAGATTGCTTAGTAAGCTAAATGAGCAGCAAGCCAAAGATGAACGTAATGATGAGGATATTCCCTTATGATAGACGGACTAATAACACTTGATTGCGAGCAAGGAACTGAAGAATGGCTAATAGCAAGACTTGGTATCCCGACTGCAACAGGAATCGAGAATATTGTTACGCCAACAGGTAAAAAATCAAGCTCGCAAATCAAATATATGTCTGAGCTGATTGAAGAAAGCATCCTTGGTTTACAGGATAGCGGATATAAATCAGCTTTTATGGAGCGAGGCAATCAGCTTGAGCCGCTTGCCCGCTCTGCTTATGAATTTCTTACTGGAAATGCCGTCAAGCAAGTTGGCGGCGTATATCTAAATGAGAAAAAAGAATTGATGGTTAGTCCTGATGGATTAATTCCTGAACTCAAAAAAGGGCTTGAGATCAAATGCCCGAAAATGAGTACGCATATTCAATACATCATCAACGGTGGCGTGCCATCTGAATATGTCATCCAAGTGCAAGCGAATTTGTGGGTGACAGGATATAAAACATGGGATTTTGTGAGTTATTGCCCTGAATATCAAAAACAACCGTTTTATCTGTTTACGGCTGAGCGAGATGAAAAATTAATGGCAGCGTTTGACAAAGAAATACCCGCATTTATCAAAACATTAAAAGCATATAAATCTATGGAGTAAATATGGCTGGAATCAATAAAGTAATCATTGTGGGTAATTTAGGCAATGACCCTGAAATCCGCACAATGCCAAACGGTGAACAGGTTGCGAATATTACAGTGGCAACTTCTGAAAGTTGGAAAGACAAGAACACAGGGGAACGAAAAGAGTCCGTTGAATGGCATCGCATTGTACTCTACCGCAGATTAGCAGAAATCGCAGGTCAATATCTTACCAAAGGCTCTCAAGTCTATATTGAGGGGCGATTAAAAACTCGCAAATGGCAAGATAGCAACGGACAAGACCGTTACACTACCGAAATTCAAGGCGATAACTTGCAGATGCTAGGTAGCCGCCAAGACGAGCCGAAACAAGCGAAAGCAAGCAAAGCTAAACCTGAGCCATTAAGTGCAATGGCTGAACAAGGTGATAGCTTTGACGATAACATTCCATTCTGAGTGGCATTATGTCTGATATATCTTTAACGCTTTACGATGAGAAGATTGTCAGTCTAGATAGTGATTCAATCTTCTATATTAAGCCTTTTAACGGCGGCTCAATTATCACAACAAAGGACGGCAGATTGTATTCTGTCAAGGAAAGCCAAAATAGAATTTTAAAAATGATACAAGCCGCAAAATAGCGGCTTTTCTTTTGGGTGAAAAAATGAAAAAAGAAAACAAAGAAATTATTGCATACAAAGGATTTGATAAAAACCTTAAATGCCGAGACTATCAATATGAAATAGGTAAAACCTTTGAGCATAAAGGAAAAGTTGAGGCGTGTAAAAGCGGATTCCACGCTTGCGAATACCCTCTTGATGTTTTTAGTTATTATCCTCCGTCAAACAGTCGTTTTGCCGTTGTCAAAATGCATGGAGAGACATCAAAAGATAGCGATGATACTAAAATTGCCTCAGCAAAAATAACAATCGAAACGGAAATCAAACTGCCAGAAATGATTAATCGAGCGGTTGACTGGATTAAAAATAAAGTTAATTGGGGCGACGACAAAGTATCAAATACTGGCAATTGGTCAGCAGCTGCAAATACTGGCAATTGGTCAGTAGCTGCAAATACTGGCAATTGGTCAGTAGCTACAAATACTGGCAATCGGTCAGCAGCTACAAATACTGGCGATTGGTCAG